AGGGTACCGCCGGATCGCTTGATGGCCCCCCAGGACTCGAAGATGTCTGAGACTGGGGGCCGGGAGGCGGAGCGGACGCTGTAGAAGGGCGGGATCAGGAACGCCGGCTTGGACGGCAGTGCCCCCATGTTGTTGTCTATCGGGGTGCCCCCGTAGTCCGGAAACCCGCTGCCGGGGTACTGAAGGGTCGGGAGCGTCCGAATGCCAAGCATGGGCCGGGAACCCCCGGCCATCACGGCACCGGACGCGCTGTAGATCACGAGACCAAACCCGCCTCCGGTGACCCCTCCGTTGCCCGCCTCGAACACGTATGCTTCCGGGGGCGTGCTGCTCTGGGTGCCGGTGCGAAACCGGGCGGACAGGTGGGAAGACCACCATACGTCCTGGCCGTCTGGGAAGTGTACGAACACCATGCGCTGCGTACTCGGCACTGACGGGTACGTCACGGTGTACGATTGAATCTTCCAGGAGTTTAGTGTGAATTCGCCGCCCGACGGGGTTAGCGTTGCTTTACCGACGAACGCCGGGGTTGGGTAGATGTTGCTCACAATCAGTTCCCCGGAGTTGTTGTATACTTGTGCGCCGAAGCTCATATGGCAAAGACCAGCGCCTGCGACGGCGTACGCTGCCGAGGCCTGGGAGTCCAAGAGATTGTTGGGACGCCTCCGGGGTACGTGACGCTGAAGTTGTGCCCGCCTGCCCCGGTGTTGTACGTGCGTACCTGGCGGCCCGTGAGATCCGGGAAGGCCATTGACCCACTAGATCCCACGGACGCCTGAACGGTGCCGGCGTACACCCCGCCGACGTAGGTCGTGTCGATGACGGTGCGCCCTGCGGAGTCCCATACGCGCAGGCCGAAGCTCATACCAGATTCCCCAGGCGGACTCGAAGGTTGCCGCTGCTGTCATACACTTGCAGGCGGTTTCCTTCAATCTCCATGCGGGCGCCGCTGGACGCGGTACGCAGCAGGCCTACGTTGGCGGTGATGGCTGAAAGCTCCGCCACAGCCAGGCGGTTGGCCTGCACAGTTCCCGTCTTTATCATGCCCCCGTCCACGGTGGTGCTGGGGGCGCCGGGAGACCACGGGGCCGCCTCGGTTTGATTTGGGGTGGCCTCTCCCAAGTAGGCCTGGGACACAAACACGTAGGGGTCGCCCGCGCCTACGCCAAAAGCGCGGACGCCGAACATCATTGTACGGGCGCCCGCGGGGGCGGTGATGAATCCGCCGTAGCGGGCAGTCCCGTCGCGGTACTGGGCGTTCTGGTTGTTGTCCCTCCCGGACAGGTTTGAAGCGGCCTGGGCGGCTGGCCCCTCAGACAGGTAGGTTCCGTTTACGTCATAGAAGAATACCATCGGCCACGCCCGACACCGGTGGGCGCTTACCCATGCGTGAAGTTCCAGGCGCTGCCCCGGACGGCACGGCACAAGAAGGCGGCTATCTCCGACCGCACCGCTAAAGTAGTGGCTGTTGTATATCGTCCCGATGTAGGCGTCGGTTGCGAACGTCGCGGGGTTTTGACCATAGACCCCGCCAACGCCCCTCGGCCTCCATTCGTCGCTCGCAGCGCCGAACACAGGCATGTCGGTCGTCCAGTGGACAGCGGGGGACTCCAGGTTCGGCGCGGAGTTCTGGAGAAGGTTCTTGCCGCCCGTGCCGACCGTGAGTTTGGCTGCCGTCACGGCCCCATCGACCACCAAGGAGGCGTCGCCCATTCGGGTGATTTCCCAGGCCACCTCGCAGTACCCGTTTTGAACAAACGCCCGAGTCCGGAATTGAAGCCGAAGCCAGTCCGCCAAGGTGTCGCTTGTGGCGTGATCCGGCAGGACGCCCTCGTAGGTCGCCCAGGCCCCCTTGGGGATCGCGGTGGTGCCCAGGTTGATTGCCTGGTATGCGTTGTCCCCGGCGATCACGTTGGTTGTCGTCGGGGCCGGGGTGTACCAAGTGACTCCCGGCACGTGGACAGCCAGTCCGAGCCACCCCGTGGCGTCCGTGCTGATGAAGACGTGAAACCGCACAAGGTACTTGGCAGGCAGGCGCTCTCGCGGAAACCACGTTGAGAAGAAGTCACGCTCCGCTGCCATCCCGCCGTTGATGCGCAGGACGCGCTCTACTGGCTGGGCCTGCCCGCCGTCAAACGGAACGAAGCTATTGTCGCTGTTCCAGCCCCACCACGCCGCGTCTCTGAATCCGGGGTCGGGGTAAATCGAGTCCCGGTTGTGGACGTGAATCTTGGAGGCGGTGACAGCGCCGGCAGATATAGTGCGCGACACAACGGCCCCGTCTACAAAGACCCTGGCCGGGACAGTTTGATCCCCTTGCTTCGCCGAATTGAAGACGAAAGTCGGGGCGCCGTTTACCAAGCCCCCCGCGAACAGTGGTTCCGCTGCCCCCTCAGGGTTCGACGCCGGCACGAATACCAGGCGGTCGGCCTGAAGAACGACTTCCGAGGACGACGTGTTGTTGTTGGCCGTGGCAGCCAAGCCAATGCCCGCGATGACCGGTTTACCGTCGCCCCGCTGGACGGAAGCCTTGACCGTCCATTGCGCCAGCAGGGAATTGTCCGTGTTCGCCCGAGCGATGCTCTCGGTGGTCACCATCGCCCCGAAGCCGGACTGGGCGGCCTCAACGATGCTGACTCGCGCCGCAAGCGAGCTTTCTTCGCTGATAGCGCGGGCCGTCTCAGCCGCAATATTTACCACGGCGGCGTCTACGGTTTCGTCGAGAACCGTCATGGTGGTCTGGAGCGTGTTCAGCGTCACCAAGTTTTCGGTCAGCGTGTCCAGGGCGGTCTCGATCGCCGCGCGGGTGTCCCCGATGTACGAAAGGTCGTTTCCGACTGCGTTAAACGCCCCGGCAATGTCGCCCAGGTTCCCGCTGCGCTCCTGAATCAGGTACAGCAACTGGCGCCGCAAGCGGTTCAAGTCCGTCTTGGTCAGCAGGCTTGCGTCCGTGATCTCCGCGAACCCCTCGTTATCCGGGGTGACGCGGAAGATACGGATAGTCTGCCCGGTCGCCGGGGCGACTTCAGTCACTATGTCGGTCGCGGACGCCCACAGATACGCCACGGGGGCACCCTGCACGGTCACGAAGACGTGCGCCCGGTCGATGAACGGGAAGGTCACCGTGAAGCGCGTAGTGGCCCCGTTGCCTGGGTAGGACACGCTGATGTCGCTGTCTACTTCCGGGGGCGCTACGCCTCCCTGCGACAGGGCCGGGAGGCCTAGGACGGCGGGGGATCCTGTGATGGGCGTGGCCGTCAGCTTGTGGCGTTGGGCCAGCCCAGGAGTCCCCAAGATCGCCGGAGACCCTGTGATGGGCGTGGCCGTCATGGAGACGGCCCCGGAATAGGTCGTGAGAGTTGGCGTTCCCAAGGCCGCCGGCGAGCCGGTGATCGGCCCCGCCGTGAGCTTATGGCCCTGGGACAGCCCAGGAGTCCCAAGGACGGCCTTGGAGCCGACAATTGGGGCAGCGATCAGCGAGACGGATCCGCCGCCCTGGGACAGCCCAGGAGTCCCCAGGACGGCCTGGGAGCCGACAATTGGGGTGGCGATCAGCTTGTGGGTCTGGGATATGCTGGGGGTGCCCAAGACCGGCGGGGAGCCGGTAATGCCCGTGGCGATCAGCAAGCCCGAGCCGGATCCGCCGCCCTTGTCTGAAAACAGCAACAGCAGCATGAAGGGTACCTACGCGTGTAGTGTGAAGCCGGTTACATCGCCAGCCGTTACTGCGGTGTTGTTCGTCAGGCCCTGCCCGCCGGCCACCATGATGGTGATGCCGGTCGAAAACGCCGCCCCGCCTTCCGCATGCCACCTCACAGTCGCATTCGGCCCGATGCCGAACTCAGTCAGCGCTGAGGTCGTCCCTGGCGTGACAGACGCGGACAGCGCGTTGAACACCTTGACCCATCGCGCCGACGCGGCGGTGTTAGTAACCACCATGCCGACCAGGCGGCCTGCGCCGCTTCGGATCTGCTGCGCGACTGGGGTTGCCGGACAGTTGACGTTCGTCAGAGTGGCCGCGCCGGTCGCGTTGGCCCGATACTGCACACCAACGTCACCTATGGCGGCGGTGCCAGCCACCAGCGCGGGTTGCGTGAATGAAACCGTGGCCGTGCCGACTACCGTGACCGGCAGCGCGGCTTGCTGGCCGAACGGACGAATGCCGGCGATAAACGTGGGTACGTTTACCATGTCTTCGACGCAGACAAAGCCTAACGTCCACGTGGTTGTGCTGGTTGGCGCGGTCGTGCCGTTGTAGCTCCACAGGTAGAAGTGGAGATCAACGCCATCATCTGGGATGTTCTCGATCCGGCTGGCGCGGGTCGCAAAGTTCGGCGTCGTGCTTGACGCGACTAGCGCGTCGGAAAAGGTGACATTGCGGCCATCCGCGTACATCTGGACGACATGGCCCGATGTGGTCGAGTTTGTTGTCCCCGTGCTATCGCCACTGTTCCAGCCGCGCCGCTGTGCATCGAAAGAGGCACTAGCTGAGGTCGTGCCGGTGTACAGCGTGCGGATGTAGTTCCAGCCGAACAGGTCAACCGTGCAACTGCCACTCGCAGGCCAGCTTGCAACAGTGAAGTTGATCGTGTCAGCGCTAGGAACAGAAGCAATCGCGTAGCGGCCCGGCACACCGTTGGCGCCGGTGATCGCCCCTACAAACATGAACTGCCCGACGTTTTCCGCAGTAAAGCCGTGCGCGGTCTTGGTGACCGTAATCGACGTTGCACTGTTGATCGTGCAGGAAAGCCCCTCGCCAATCACATCGGCAAGCATGGCGACAAAGTTCTGATTGGCGATCCGCTGCGACAGGATCGTCTTTGCGCGGGCCGTGAACGCGCCGCGGAACGCCACCGTGCTTCGCGCCAGGAACTCGCTGTTCGCAGTCGTGCCGGTTGTCACCAGCAGGTTGCTTGACCCCTGCGTGACTCCCATGCCGGTGCCGAGTCGGCGCTGTGTTAACTCTGAGGCCAGCAGGCCCGATCCGGAGTTTGCAAAGCCCACTGACCAGATATCGCACGGCGCTTGCCGAACGACTGCGCCCGCGTCAGTCGCCAGCGGATTGGCTGCGCGAACGCGCATAGGCGTCGTTGAATCGGCCAGGCCGTCGGTGAGCTTGATGCGCTGATAGTGGGCGTTGTTCGGCGACGTTCCGATTTCGTCGGTCGCGATGGGTTCGTTGGTGCCGGGCAGGATGACGTTATCAGCCATATCACAGCGGATCAGGTTGGGTGATGTCGAAGGCAGCCACGTCAAACAGGTTGCCGCTAGTCACTACCTGCGACTCGGACAGCGTGTGCGTCGCGAGCAGCCGGGAGTTCGTGGCGTCCACGAGCGCGTAGTGGGTCGCGGTGCCGGTGGCGGTGACGTTACCGCCCGTGAGGGCGGCCACGGTGACCCGGCGACCGCTGGTAGTCCCGTCGGCGGGGGCGCCGACGCTGATCGAGGCTTTGTTGCCCAGCGATAGCGTCGAAGTCGCTTGCGCAAAAGTTGTCGGCTGATTTGAACAGATGTGTAGATGCGTGGCCTCGGTGTCCAGCACCGTCAGGCCGTTATCTAACACCCGGTCGTTAAAGAATGCGGGCACGTTTAGTCTCCAAGGGTTTGTCCAATGATCCGGATTTGCTGATTCAGGGGCATAAAGGTAAGGGCTTTCTTCCGAAGCTGCTCGGTGTTCCCGTCAGCCGCGGCGGATCCTAGCGCCCCAAGGTCTTTTGCGGTGCCAAGCCACGGCCCCATAAGTGAGTCCACCCACGAGTTCTGCGCGTACTTGCTCGACGGTTCGAGAATCGTCATGCCGGCCAGGTCGTTTACGTGGTCGCCAAAGAGCTTCCACCCGGCGTCGAAGTACGGCTGAGTCCATCCGAGCACGCCGGAGCGCATCAGAATCTCCGAGCGCCATTTGCCGTTGCTCCAGGTTTCGGTGTTATCTCCGCGCATGTGCGCACGGATCTCCGTGTTCACGTAGGCCAGGCCGAAGGCCAGAGCCAACATAGACATCAGGCGTTCGTCGCCAACCGTAGCCAAGCGCTGCGAGCCGGCAAACATAAACTCGCTCGTGAACTTGATGGCGAATGACTGGAACTGGAGCAGCAGGCTGCCCATCCAGTTGTCCATCATGAGCGGGGTGTCGCCGAATCCCGGCATGTAGCTCGCGCGGCGCATGGTGCGCTGGATCGCGATCTCCAGACGGCGGCGAAGCTCATCTCCGTCGGCTTCCTTCCGCCAGGCCAAGAGGCCTGGGTCGAAGTAGTCGTCCCCAACTGTTCCGTGCTTCGTGAACAGGTGGTCAAGCCCACGGGCCGTCGGGCCGTCGATGCCAAGCGAGGCCAGGTCGGCCTTGTACTTGGCCGGCAGGGCGTCGTACTTGGCTACCCACTGTCGGATATTGTCCAGTTGGGCTACGCCGGCGACGTAGCGCACTCGGTCGGTGATGAAGGCTTGGCCCGACCAGACGTTTGCTCGTTCGGCCACCGTCTTGGCGAACCGGTCGATCTTCGACGTAACAACGCGGGTGGTGCCGGCGCCGATCCCAAGCTCGTTGCGGGCCGCCGCTGCGCCGTAAGATTGCAGCGCAGACGACAGGTGCATTGCGGACTCGAAAGACGCCAGGGCCAACCGTAGCTCGCGTGCGTTCGGCTTGACTTGGGCGTCCTTCAGAAGGCGGTTGATCGCCCCTTGCTTGGTTATCACGTGCTTGAAGAATCCCCGCGAAGCCAGGCCCGCGGTCGCCAGGTCGCCCAGAGCGGCCAAAGAGAACCCGCCGACGAATCGGATGTAGGCAATCTCCCGGAGCTTCTGGGCAAACCAGACAGCCCCTTCAGCGCCTTGCGACCCCGTGCGGGAGCGCCCGACCAGACGGTCGCGCACGCCTCGAACGTCGTCTAGGGCGAGCTTCTTCTCGCGCTCCAGGGTTCTGAGCTGGAGGCCCGTGGCCTTGTCGATCATGGCGTCGTATTCGTCGTTGATCTCCTTGACCAAGCCCCGCAGGTTTTCGTCTTCGCCGAACACTTCGCGCAGCGCCAATCGCCCGGAAAGCTCGCCTTGATAGCGGTCGATGACGTGGATCAGGTCGGTGTGTAGGAACCCGGCCTGCTCCAACTTCTCACGGGCTTCCGGCGGAAGGCGGAACATGCGCTTCTGGGTGCGCCCGGCTTCGCCCAGCCTGTCGGTCATGGTGAACCCAAGCGGCATCGGTTCGTCACCGCGCAGCGCTTCGGTCAGCCGGTCGAGATATTCGTCCAGCGGCTGACTTTCTCGAATGCGCTTGGAGGCGCTCTTGGCTTTCCGAAAAGCCTTGCCCGCCGCGCGTAACTCAGCGCGGACAACAGACAGGCCGCGGCCAATCAGCTTGGCTTGAGCGGCGATCTGACGCCGGGCCTCTTCAGCTTCGCGGAGTTTGTTGTACGCCCCGCGCCAGCGCTCGGCGGCCTCATCGAACACGTCGTCCACGAGCTTGTCGCCCTTGGCCCTGGCTCCCGCCAGTTCCGCAGATTGCTTGATGATGCGCTCGACTTCGCGAGCGCGAAGCCCGAAGGCTTTCGCGGACTCCTCGAAGTCCCGAGTGGCGTCAGCCAAGGCCTTCTTGGCCTTGTTGGCGGCCTCTTGCGCCCGCAGAAGCGCAGCGTGCGTCTCGGCTTCCCGGTTGTCCAGGCGGATTCGCTCTTCCCGCACGCGGGCGTCTGCGTCCAGCTTGAGCCTCAGGGCCTCCAGCGCGTTCGCCCCGCGGGTGTCGATGTCTTTCCCAAGGTCTACGGACTCCAGCCGAGTTCTGGCGGTCGCGATGTCCGTCAGGGCAGTCTGGAGCTTACCCTCGCGCCCGATCAGCACCTGGGCGTTAGTGTGCAGCGTCTCCATTCGCTTGGCAAAGTGGCGGGCCATTTGCTCTCTGACCTTGGCTTTCACCACGTTCAGGGATACGCCTTTCTTCTCGCGGTCTACAACCTTTTTGCCGAAGGCCACAAACTCAGCCTCCTCGGTCGATTTGACGTAGGCGGCTTTGGCGTCTTCCAGCGCCTGTTCGGCGTTGTCGCGCATTGCGTTCTCGGAGTCCCCGCGCCACTCGCGCAGAAGGTCGTCCTTCTGGCGGGCTTCCAGGCCGTCAAATGTTTTCGGGTCGATCCCGCGATCCGCCAGCCAGTCGTCGGCTGGCTTGGCGCTAAGCCATTCGCGCATGGCCCGCTTGAAGCCTTCCGCGTTCGCGTCGATGTTGTCGCGATTCCACATTTGCGGGAAGTACGCCTTGCGCACCTCATCTGCGTCGATCATTCCGGTCTTTACCAGCCGTTCGGCAAACGGGTCGAAAAAATCGGCGCGCACCACGCCGGCGGCATCGAACACCGCTTTTTCCACGGTGCGGGCCTGGGAATCCGGGACTCCAAGCCGCTTCAGTTCATCCCCGAACCACGCTTGGTACTGTGCGCCATAGCCCACAGACCCCTGCGCCGCCGCATCCTCGGCCACCAGCCGGCGCCGTACTGCTTCCATGAAGAAGTTCTGGGGAATGCGGTTGAAGTCAGGAGTGCCAAACTTTATTGCCTCATCCTTCAAGTTGGTGCCGACCGTCGATTGGCCGAACTCTTCGTTCAGCTTGCGCCACTTGACTTCCAGGGTTTCCTTGATCCAGCCGACGCGGTAGCGGTCGGACATGACCAAGTCCTCGGCGGTCGGGCCGATGGTCTCGCCCTTGGCGTTGCCGCGGGTCAGGACGCCTCCGACATCTAGCATCTTCAGCAGGCCCTCGCGGGTCTTGGTCTGGTAGCGCCAAAGCCGGGTGTCAGGGGTAATCCCGATGGCCCGCATGGCCCCTCGGAGCGCCCGGCCCCCGGCAAGCTCGGTGTCGTCGGTGGAAACCCGAGCCGCACCGGCGGTGCCGGTAGTCGGGGCGCGGGCGATACTCACGCCTTCTTCCGGCAATTGCCCAGGGCGCGTTACGATCACGGGATCGCTGTCGGCGACTCCGAGACGTAACGGGTTGTTCGGGTGCTCTGGGTGAAGCCGGGACGCCGGGTGCGCCGTGACCTTCTCCAAGGCCCCAAAGCCCCCACCAAGCGCCCCAGCCAGGCCGATGTTCAGCAGAACCTCGGTGCCGGTGCGGGTGGGGTCGTTGGTGGCCGTAACGGCTTCTTGGCCCGCCGAAGCCACCGCCAAGGCGCCGCCGACTCGCAGCGAGTTTACGGCGCGGCTGGCGGTGGCGCCTTTGGAGAGGAGGCCGAACGGAAGGAGGGCCGTGATGTCGAGGAGCGACGCCGCCATCGACAGGCCAACGCCGGCCCAGCCGCCCTTCTCCAAGGTCTCCAGGTCGGCGACTTTGCGGCGCGTGAACTCGGCGAGTCTCTCGAAGTCCTCGGGCGAGTTAACTCGGTCAAAGAATCCCTTGTAAAGGTAGGGTTGTAGTTCAGTGTACCCCCGAGCCTTGGCGTAGGCCCAGGGGTTAAATTGTGGGCGAGAAGGGTCTGGGGCGTCGTTTGCCAGGTCAATGCCTGTAGCGTCGGCCAATTGCCCCAGAACCGTCTCGCGTCTCCAAGCCGCCGTGGCGATAGACCACGCGGTCGGCGCCCGCCACTCATCTACGAGCGGGTCTTTGGCGCCCACGCTCGGGACAACCGTGTTGGCTGCGGCGAGCAGGTTGGACGCGCGGTTGGCGTCCTCAGTCGGCGCCGCGATGGCGCCCGGCGTGTTGGTGTCAGTCATGTCTCTGTGTGTGTTGGGCCAGCCAGTCGGCGGTCACTTGGTAGTGCCGGCTGCCGACTTCGATGTCGGCGTACCGGTGGGCGGTGCCCTTGCCGTGCTCGGCCAAGACACGCACCTCAGTCCCCGCGGGAACCGGGTCGTCCACGAGGACGGCCCGGCTTGATGTTACGCGGGATAGGCAGACCACGGAAGTTGCCAATGCGGGCCGTCTTTGAACTTAGTCCAGTCTCCGCCCCATTCGATCTCGATCCCAAGCTCGACCGCCGCGGTCTTGACGCCTGGGGCGAGCCGGTAGTACAGGGGCCAGGCCCAGGACGGCTTGTTGCCCTCAAGGGGCGCGAGGTCTACGGCGTGACCAGTCAGGTGCCGGCTTTTCAAGGTCTTGCTCGACCCGGCGGCGACCATTTGCTTTTGCCGTTGGGCGGAGCGGACGCCTTCCAGAACGGTGAACGGGACGGCGGTGATCTCTGCCGCCCGCACCACCACGGCTACCAGATCTGGGTGCACACCTTTCAGCCGATTGATGTCTCTGTCGGTTAGGTTCATGTGTCAGTTGACCTTTGCACCGGGCTTGATGACCTTGCCCGGCGGCAGCGGAAGAGAGGGGGGTTGATTTTTTGTGTCCAGGATTCCGGCGTAGAGCCGGGCCTCATCCGAGAAACGGCGCCGCAGGCCCTCTAGCGGGGTCGTGGCGGCCCTCTCGCGGAGTTTTGATACTACCGTGGCGTCGTCGCCCGCCAGGGCGTCCTGGATGATTCCAGAAGCCCGGACGGCCCCGAGGCCAGAGTTGTAGATACGCGAGGCAAGAACAAGCCGCTTGTGGGCCGGCAGTGCCCTTCCGCGCGTTTCAACCGCAAGGGCAGCCAGGGTCTCTTGTACCGTGGCGTCCAGCAGGCGCTCTTTCTCGGCGGCAGACACCGGCGACTTGCCATCCCGCACGGCCTCAAAGCGGTCTTTCGGCCACCCCAGGGCGGCCTTTGCAAACTCGGCGGCCCCAGGGCGGTTCAGGTTGAACCCGTACCCCACGGAGACTTCTTCGCCAGACACCCCGTGGCCGGGTTGCACGCGCTTCCCGCGCAGGTTTCGATCCTTCGACAGGGCGCCGTGGTAGGCAAAGTCGCTGTCGCCTTCGTGGGACTTCAAGTGGTCTTTCAGGGCCGCAATGAACCCGGCGTCGTTGATCTGCGCGGCTGGGCCTGGCTGGGTAGCCCGAGTTGAGTCGAGCATCCCGACGAAGCTCGGGATGCTCCAGGACTTTGTCGGGATCGCGTTGTTTGTCCAGACGTTCAGGGCGAGCTTGCCTTCCGTTTGCAGGCGGCGGACTTCGTTATACACCGCGTCGTCCATCAGCTCTTGCCGGTCTAGGGTCAGTTCGTCCATATCGCTACGGGGCAGGGAAAGGCCCGTCACCAAAGCCAAGGCGAGCGCGACTCTTCGGCACATTCTGTCTCTTGTTCATAGTCCTTGCTTCCGCCTCAGCGGCTGCGGTTGATGGGTTGATCGCGTATCGGAACCCGTAACGGACTCCAAAGGCGCGAACGCCGTCTTGAATCCCAAGGTCTTCCAGGTAGAAGCCGCGCGGCAGAATTCCCCGCAGGGCCTTCTCCGCTTCCGCGTAGTCAGCCGGCAGCTTGACAATCTCGCGCTTTCCGGGAACTACGGCCCCGAAGCCGCCGCCGCGCATGGCGGAGTTATCCGGCAGCGCGATGCGCTTGTCTTCCGCGCCCACGGCGATCTCCTGATCTTGTGCGAACACCAAAGGGCGCCCGTCTCCGCGGTAGACCGTGAATAGGCCGGAAGACGCGGTGTCGCTCGCGGGACGCAAATGCACCCGCCTGCGATCCTCGCCGACCAAGCCTGGCAGGACGGTTGAAAGCGCGGCCAGGTCACTCTTCCAGGTTTCGCCCGGTTCCTCAACTTCGCCGGTGACCGGGTTCTTGACCGGGAGCGGGGCCAGGATCGCCTCGCCACTCGGCGACCGCCCGATCTCCCCAGATCGCCCGAAGACGTTGGGGAACGCGGTGACCGTACCATCAAAGCCTGGCACCAGCATGAACTTGGAAGCGAACTTGCCAGCCGCGGCCTTGGTTGCAGAGTCGATGTCCGGACTGGACGTGCGGCTGCGTTGATAGGCGAGTTGCAGCGCCACTTCGGCGCGGAACTCTTCGGCCATCTTGCTGCTGCCGAACACCACGTCGTCCCCGAACCACCCGGTGAGCTTGCCCAGGTGCTTTGCCGCGGACTGGTCAATCTCGGCCTGCAATTCGCCAGCCTTCTTGGACGAACCCGTCAGGATCGGCCAGTCAATCGCGCTGCCTTGCCGGGCTTCGCCCAGGGCGCGGAGAACTTCCGGCTGGTTCTTCGTCGTCTCGATGAAGGCTTGCGGGGCGACACCGGCTTCGGCAGCCGAGCGAATGGCGTAGAAGAACGTCTTGCCCTGCTCGGTCAGCAGCCGGTCTACGGCAGCCGGGCCACCCACTTCGCCTCGGGAGTTGTACACCCGCGCAATGAGTGAGTAGGCCCGAGACGCCCGTGCCGGGTCGGTCAGGTTTACAAGCCCATTGTTGATCGCGGCTTTGGCGTTGGCGCTCACGCCGTCCAGGCGTTCGATAGCTGCGCCCACGAAGGACGCGGTGTTGTCATCGCCCAGCGGGTCAACCGCGCCGTACCCGAACTCGGTTTGCGTCACCGCCAGCGGGACGCCGCGGGATTCCGCGAGTTGCTGTACGGCCCGGTCGAAGCCCTCGTCGATAACGGCTTGCGTGCCTTTGCCGAGCGCGGTGGAGTCGGCGTCGATTCGGCCTACGCCCACGAGATGCCGGAGCACCGCGTTGGACTGAACCTTCTGCTCTACCAGCCGGCCAACAATGGCTTCGACCTGAGTGTGGAATTGACTGCGCTCGTTGATCCCGCCGTACCGATCCCAGATCGCTTCGTCGTACCGGGAGACAAGACTCATGGCCGTCTCCAAAGTCGGGCTTCGGCGCAGTTCGTCCATGGCCGTAGACAGAAAGTTGTCGTGGGCCTGAACGGCCTCGTAGGTCTTCAGGCTGTTCAATTTGCCGTAGAGACGCCCCGAGACTTCTGCGTACACTTGCGGCTGACGCTCGGCAAACGAGCGCCCGTCAACTTGCGGGGTGTTCAGGGCCTTCAGAACCGCTTCGACTTGACCGGGGTTCCGGGCGTGACCGGTCAGTGTGGCGGTGATCCACTTCTGGGCCGCCCCCATGTCGCCTTGGAATAGCGAAGTCGCCCGGACGACCAAGTTCTGCATCTGGTCTGCGCTAACGCCGCCCGTCTGTTGCAGGTAGCCCTCGATCTCCGCGTTCAGCGAGACAAGGGAGTTTGCTTGTGTGGTCTTCAGGCTTTCGGCTTTGAACCAGTCGGTGACGGGTTCGATTTTTGAGTTCAATTGCGACAGCAGCGGCACGTCGAACATCGGGTCGCCAGAGCCGGCGCCGACTTCGCGCTTGATGAACTCTTGGCGGTAGGCGTCGATGTCAAACGAGCCGTCGAGCGGCTTGGAGGCCACCTCGGCACGGAACTTGTCGCCGAGTTCTCGGCTAAGCACGGTCGCGTTCGTCCTGGCATACGCCTCGACGTAGCTCGTGCGGCCCGCGGCGGTCTCGTTGACTGGCTTCCCTTTCAGGCGGTCGTCGGAGCCTTGCAGCGCGAGCGCCTCGTTCTCCTTGCGGATGTCGTCCAGCTTCTCGGCGTGTTCCAGCGCCTGCATGCCGGAAGCCAGGTTTGCGGCACCTCCAAAGAACCCGCTTAGGGCGGCGCCGATAGCGCCGACGCCTACCGATTGGGGGACGCGCGGGGCGGCGATTTGCGCCGGGTTTACTGCCGCCGTCGCGGCTGCGTTTGTGACGGGCGCGGTGTTGTAGACCACGCCTGGGTTCAAGTTCTGCGGGCGCTGTCTGCTCATTGTCTGCCTCCTCGAATTCCACGGGCACGTTCACGTTCTGACGTTTGAACCGCGTACCCAAGGGCGGCGCTGCCAGCGCTTTGAAGCACGTCAGACAAAAAGGACGCACGGGACGCCTTGCCTGCGTTGCGCAATCCCTGGCGCTCAAGGTCAGCCGAGAGCCTAGTGTTCTCGCGATCCTGAAGGAACGAGAACCGGGCCTGCCGCCAGTTGTAGTCGAGGCGGTTTACGTCTTCGGCCTTGGCGGCCTCGATGTTTGACACTCGGGCCGTGAGCGCCGAGCCGGTTTCGGCGGCCACGACCCGTGCCATGCTGATAGCTCGGGCCGCGTTTAGCAGCCGGTCGTTCACCGGGACGGACGAGGCTTCGGCTGCCGCGTTTTCGTTGTTAACGCTGGTTCGGTAGGCCAAGGCCTCTTGAAGGTTCAGGAGCCTCCCGCGCGACTCGATCTCCCGACGTCGGGCGGCTGCGGCGAACGCACTTCCTACGGCATTCAGCGCGACTTGATATAGCCCTAGTTGTTGGATCATTTGACGGGGTTCGAGTAGCGGCCAGTCAGCACATACCCCGTGATCGACCACGGGGCCGTTGAGTCAGCCGTGAGGGTTAAAGTAGCCGCCTCGCCCCGAGCGTTTAGGGGGATGCGGTAGGTCACGTTCAAGGCCAGCACAGGCCGGACGAAGTTCTGCCCAACGACGCGTGCGCTGCGGTCAAGCTGAGTCGTGGGCGTGCGGTCTGCGCGAGACACGAAGGCCGAGAAGTCACCGGTAACAGCAAGCTCGACGCCCACGTTGCGTACTTGGTGCCGCCCTTGGGTGAGCGCCAGGCCCTGTTCGTCCCGCGCGTAGAAAGGCGAAAACGTGACGGACACCGGTGTCCTGACTCCAAGCCAGGTCTCCGCAGATCCCGTGACGTTCCCGGACACGCTGAGGATCCCAGACGCCACGGTGCCCTCGTGCTCCCGCCACCACCCGTCGCCCGCTTGGTAGGTACATACCACGGGGGTGGCCGCGGTCATGGCGGCAGGCAGGACAAAGTCCGTGCGGTTCAAGCCTGGGTAGTACGTCCCGGTCGTCCCATACAACTGGTCTAGGTACGGAAGCGGCAGCGGGACAGCGGCGTTGCGCACAGTGGTTTGGGCGTCTCCAGACAGCGCAACGCCGAACAGGGCGTTACCGCTAGTGTTTTCGACCAGCAGCAGCAAGCTGTCGTCCTGCGCGTAGAAGTCCAAGATGTTGTGGCCCGGCGTCAGCGACACCGTTGTCCAGGCGTTCTGCTCGCGTTGGTTCTCGTTCCAGTAGCTCGTGTGAACGTACAGGCGGTTTCGGGTTCGGTCAGACCACGCGAACAGCCGGCCAGCTTGAGGCACCCCGGCGATCTTGGACACCTTGCCGGGCACCAAATCGGGGACGTGCTTGGACAAGTCAAATGCGGTGTTCGAGGCCGCCGTATCGTCGTAGAAGTACTGCCAGACTGCCGAGCGGCCTTCGGCTGTCCCCGCGTAATACAGGGCGTCGCCGACCACCGTTGGGCGGCAGTCTCGGTTCAGGTTGAACCGGGTGGCTACGTTTACCACGGCGGACTCCGGCGTCAGCGGCTGGTCTCCGGGGACTTCAAGCTGCGTGTTCTCGCTGGTCACTATCAACTTGTTTCGGAACGGGACGATGTGTTCGATCACTGTTACGTCCGTCGAGCCGCATGGAATTTCCACTACGTCAGCGGGGCGTGACTCGCGCCCAGTCTCTTTCCAGAAGTTGAAGTAGTCGTCGGGTTGCGAGAAGGTGATCGTGTCGTCGCAGGCCAGGGCCAGGCGGCCTTTCCATACTGCCATGTCGGCGATTTTCTTGCCAGTGAAGAACGGTCGCGGGTTGGTGTTGCTGTCGCCCTTCAAGCGGTTTACCCACGGGCACACGTCCAAGTCGAAGGTCGCCGTGCCGGTGCGCCGCAGTTGCACCGGCAGGCTAGATCCGGTGAACGTGTAGGTCGGGCCATCGTTCGGGAGATAGCTGGTCTCGATCCATGCCCCGCTTGCGCGACTCCATCGGACGTAATACACCGCGTTCGGGTCGCCTTGGTTTGGGTCTACGGCAACTACTTCGCCTTCTTCGAGCACAGGCGGGAGATCGGTTGTCCGCGCGACACGGCCCTTGATGGCGTAGATCGCATCGCCGTCCCACGAGTTCGTGCAGGCAAGTTCATTTAGCACTGCCGTGGGGCCAGAGCATCGGATGATGTGCGGGGCCTGTCCAAGCACGGTAAACGTGCAGCCGGCTGAGCCGAACGCCGCTTGCGCGTTGTTCCGCAGATTGGCGGCAACGGTTTCGCGGGTGTCTGTGTTGTTCGCCGCTAGGGTGGCCGAGGCGGTGCCGCCGCTTGAGCGGCTAATGCTGAACGCCTGCGCGGCGCTGGAGGATCGGCGCACGACGAAGTACACCACTCCTAGGGCCGGCACTGCGGATTCTGCGCCGGCAACGGTTTGATCCGGGTTCAGAATTAGCACCGAGTCCGCGATTGGGAGATACTTCAGCCTGGCCCCGCCGTTGACGTTCAGGTAGTTCTGGGCCGGGACAGAGGACGTAAGCGTCGCCAGGTTGCCGCTGTCGAAGTTGCGCACCTCGATCTGGCCGGGAGACGCGCGGCGCAGTAGCGCCCAGCGAGCGCCGTCCGTTGTCTTGAATACCAGATGCGGCCCGGCGGCGTAGTTGCTACGGGTGAGCCAGAATTTCAATGCCGTGCCGGGGCGGCGCGAGAGGCCACCTTGGTCTACGGAAGCGTAGAAGTTGTCCGCGGCCTCGACTTGATTGGGGCCGCGCTTGGTCGGCGGCTGCCGCGAAACGCCTTGATAGAACTGACCAACCGTGGTCTGGAACAGGCCGTCCATCAGATCACTCCAAAGTACCGGCGGCGCCAGTGAC